TAGGAATGGACGATTATCTTGATCGTTTTTTCAATAATCCAACACAACAGAATTATCCCCCTTACAATATTATTCAGGTAAACAATGTAGAAACAAAGCTTGAGGTTGCTCTTGCTGGTTTCAAGAAGAAAGACATTAAAGTTTATACTGAACACGGAAAACTTAATGTTGAAGGTGGTAAAGAAGAGACTACTGAAAAGTCTAACTATACCCATCAAGGATTAGCACAAAGATCCTTTAGTAGAGCATGGACTATAACTGATGATACAGAAGTTAAGTCCGTTGAGTTTGAAGATGGACTACTAACCATAACTGTTAGTAAGATTGTTCCAGAACATTACTCTCGTAAAGATTGGCTATAAATAGTTAAAACTATTTTTCGTTATGGATTATAAAACTGCAGGTGTTGACATTGAAGCAGGTAATGCTTTTGTAGAAAGACTAAAAAAGAAAGCACCAACTATTGGTGGTTTTGGTGGTATGTTTAAGGTTCCTCGTGGATACGAGGAACCTATTTTAGTATCTGGTGCTGATGGTGTTGGGACTAAAATTAATATAGCAAAAATCAATAGAGAATTTACCACTATAGGTATTGATCTCGTTGCCATGTGTGTTAATGATGTGATTACATGTGGTGCTAAACCTTTATACTTTTTAGATTATATTTCTACTGGTAAGATATCTCCTATCATAGATGAGATTATGGAAGGCATTCTTAAGGGATGTGAGATAGCAGGTATGGATCTATTAGGTGGAGAAACTGCTGAACATCCTAGACCTGCACCACCACCAACATATGATGATGATCTTGATCTAGCAGGATTCTGTACAGGTATTGTAGAGAAGAATGAAATTATAGATGGTAGTCTTATTAAATCGGGAGATAAGATTATTGGTATAGAAAGTAGTGGAGTTCATAGTAATGGGTATAGTTTGATCAATGAACTCATATGGAGACAGAAGATATATTATAGAGATATGCCTGAGTTACTTACACCTACTACAATCTATGCACCAATAGTAAATAGGTTATTAAAAGATTTTCCTATTCTTGGTATGGCACATATAACGGGTGGTGGTATTCCAGAGAATTTACCACGTTGTATTCCAGATGGATTAACTGCACATGTGGATTATAATTCTTGGAAGATGCCAGAACTCTTTAGTAAGATTATGTTGGCAGGTGAGATACCAGAAGAAGAAATGAAGAAAGTATTCAATCTTGGTATAGGATATTGTCTTGTGGTTCCTGAAGAGGTGGTAAAAGATGTTCAATCAATGATTGGGTTGCGGTCTTGGGTCATTGGTGATATAATTAATAGCGAGGTATGATTTAACTATGACCATTAAAATTTTGGTTCTAAAATCTGGAGAAGATGTAATTGCTGATATAAAGGAGATGATGACCCCTGATAATAAAGTCATGGGTTATTTTCTTACAAAACCTTGTGTGGTTAAATTAGTAAGCACTGCTCCTTTAACTGCAGATGAGGAAGATGTATCCACTGACACTGAACATTCATCAGAAGTGAGAATTAGGATGCATCCATGGACTCCTTTAGCAAAAGAAAAAGAAATCCCACTAACATCGGAGTGGGTGGTTACAATGATAACCCCAATAGATAAAGTCCTAACAATGTACAAAGAGCAAGTATTAAAAGAACATGGAAATTCAACTGATAGTATTCACGAACCAGTTAAAGCTGGTCTCACAGATTGAGGAAATGCCAGCAGCAGTTCCAGGAGAACCTGACTGTAAATTGGTAGAACCAATGGTGGTTGGAGATAGTGATACTCTGACTCCTTGGTTGGTTGATGTTACCAGTCAGAATGAATTTATGTTATCATCTGATAAGATATTAACTCTTGTTGATCCTAAACCCACCCTACTTGAGAAGTACCAAAACCTCCTTAAATAATGCGTTTCTATACTAATGTTCAATTGATCGGGAATCAGTTTCTGGTTCGTGGAGTTGAGAATGGGAGGAGATATGAACATAGGGATGAATTTTTTCCTACTCTATTTGTCAAGTCTAAAAAGAAGTCTAAATATAAGACGTTGAATGGGGAAGCAGTTGAAGAAATTCATCCAGGTTCAGTTAGGGACTGTAGAGAGTTCTATAAAAAGTATGATGACATTGAAGGGTTTGAGATTTATGGGAATGACAGGTATATCTATCAATATATTTCAGAGAAATACCCAGAGGATGAAATCAAGTTTGACATATCTAAAATTAAGCTTGTTACTCTGGATATTGAAGTTGCGTCTGAGCAAGGTTTCCCTGATGTGGAATCGTGCGTCGAAGAGATTTTGGCAATCACAATACAAGACTATACAACTAAGCAGATTGTTACTTGGGGAGTTAGACCTTTTCAGAATAATAGGAAAGATGTAACTTATTTTCATTGTCCTACAGAGTACGATCTGTTAAATCATTTTATTAATTATTGGATGCAGGATGTTCCAGATGTGATTACTGGATGGAACATACAACTATACGATATACCTTACATATGCAAACGTTTGAGAAGGGTGCATGGTGAGAAGTTGATGAAGAGGTTTTCTCCTTGGGGACTTGTCTCTGAAGGTGAACTTCATCTTATGGGACGTAGACACACTACTTTTGATGTTGGTGGTGTAACCCAACTTGATTATCTTGATCTCTATAAGAAGTTTACTTATAAGGCACAAGAGTCTTATAGGTTGGATTATATTGCCAAGGTAGAACTTGGTCAGCAGAAGTTAGACCACAGTGAGTTTGATACATTTAAGGACTTCTACACAAAGGGTTGGCAGAAGTTTATTGAGTATAATATAATTGACGTTGAACTTGTTGACCGTTTGGAAGACAAGATGAAACTGATTGAGTTGGCATTGACTATGGCATATGATGCTAAAGTTAATTATAATGATGTCTTCTATCAGGTGCGGATGTGGGATACGATAATATATAACTACTTAAAGAAAAGGAATATTGTTATTCCTCCCAAGAATAGATCACAAAAAAACGAGAAATACGCAGGTGCTTATGTCAAGGAACCGAAACCAGGAAAGTATGATTGGGTGGTCTCTTTTGACCTTAATAGTCTGTATCCTCATCTTATTATGCAGTACAATATCTCGCCAGAGACCATCAGGGAGGCTAGACATCCCCGTGCGAGCGTTGAGAGGATCTTAAATGAAGAGATAGATGATTTTGATCCTGAGTATGCAACGTGTGCAAATGGAGCACAGTATCGAAAAGATGTAAGAGGATTCCTTCCAGAGTTGATGGATAAGATGTATGGTGATAGAGTAGTATTCAAACGGAGGATGTTAGATGCGAAGCAGGAGTATGAGAAGAATCCATCAGTGGCTCTTAGTAAAGAAATTGCCCGATGCAACAATATCCAGATGGCGAAGAAGATATCTCTTAACAGTGCTTATGGTGCTATCGGCAATCAGTACTTCCGCTATTACAAATTAGCAAACGCAGAAGCGATTACTTTATCTGGTCAAGTTTCTATTCGATGGATAGAAAATAAGATGAACCAGAAGATGAATAAGATTTTGAAAACAGAGGAGGTTGATTATGTTATTGCTTCAGATACTGATTCCATCTATCTTGATTTGGGCCCTTTGGTTGAAACTGTATACAAGGGGAGAGAGAAAACTAATGAGGGCGTTGTTGGGTTCATTGACAAGGTGTGTGAAAATGAATTTGAACCTTTTATTGAAAGTTCTTATGAAGCGTTGGCCAACTACGTAAATGCTTATGATCAAAAGATGCAGATGAAGCGTGAGAACATTGCCGACAGAGGCATATGGACTGCGAAGAAAAGATACATCTTAAATGTGTGGGATAGTGAAGGTGTAAGATATGAAGAACCCAAACTAAAGATGATGGGTATTGAGGCAGTTAAATCCTCAACACCCGCACCTTGTCGTCAGATGATTAAGGATGCATTGAAGATAATGATGAATGGAACAGAGGATGAGGTTCAAACTTTTATTCAGAAGTGTCGTAAGGAATTTAAGACTTTACCACCAGAGGATATCTCATTTCCTAGGACTGCATCTAATGTAGAGAAGTATAAGGGAAGTTCTACAATATATGCAAAAGGAACTCCTATACATATACGGGGTGCATTATTGTTTAACCATTATGTCAAAGAACATAAGTTGGATAATAAGTACTCTCTCATTCAGAACGGCGAAAAGATTAAATTCTGCTACCTGAAAAAACCCAATATTATTCACGAGAATATTATTTCGTTTATTCAGGATTTTCCGCATGAAATTAATCTAACTCAATATGTCGATTATGACTTGCAATTTGAGAAAGCATTTCTGGAACCACTTAAAGCAATCCTTAATGCGATTGGTTGGGGTGTAGAGAAAACTGTAACACTAGATGCCTTTTTTATCTAAATGGACTTACCTATCGATGACAAAGATTTGTCAACAATAATAAATGCATTATCACTGG